GCTCAAAGAGTACCTGGTCAGCTTCCTTCTCAATCATGTCTTTTGTGATCTTGCCTTGATTGATGAGATACTGGATATCCTCATCTTCTCTTGACTCGATTCGCTTCATTGCTTCGAACAATGCAAGGACGATGTCATGATTGATCACTGATGAGTATTTGCTCATTGTCATGGGTGGTTGCTCTTGCCAAAGCATGATAATGACTAAGATTAAAAGTAAGGCGATTAAGTAAAGCATATTAAAGCTCCTGAAGTGTTTCGTTGTTGATAAGTTCCATGAGTTCATCATGGTCAAGTTCAAGCTCATGGCCACGAGTGCCAACAAGCCAATAAGAACAATATGAGGTTGGTGCTGATCTGAATTGGAGAACTTCATACTCTTCAACTGATTTGATGACAAAGGTCTCACCAGCTTCATTCATGAACTCAGTCTCACAGACAAAAGGTCTGTCACGTTGCTCGATGTAATAAGAACCAAATCTCATGCTTCATCCTTTCTGAAGTCGTTGAGTGTCAAATGATAGCCTGTCATATCTGCCAAGGCTTTGGCAATTCTCAGAGCAGTATCCATTCTCATGTCTCCTCTTAGGTATTTTGAAAGACTTGATTGATGAATCTCCATGCGTCGAGCAAGGTCAGCAACTGTGTATCCTTCTTTGGCAAGTGCTGCTTTGACTGTTTTCTTGAGTTTGTTCATGTTTCCTCCATGAGTGTTTTGTGTTTATATGAAGTTTCTTACATGAGAAAAAAACTAATGTCAAACAAAATTATAAGAAAAGTTAAATTAAATTGACAAAAGGTCAAATCAGTTATATAAGGAGAGTCATCCAATAACAACAAGGAGAAAACAATGAATGAATATGAAGTGCAATCACTGGTCATGCAAGCTCGAAAGGTGAAGCCAGCTGACAAGTTTGTGATGATCTGCATTCTGAAGAATGTCAACTGGACCACATGGACAGGTTCAGTCAGACTCTCATATATAAGCAAGAAGTATGATGTGAATCGTAAGACTCTCACAAGGATCACTCAAAGATTGAGATCACTTGGATGGATCAAGATCAAAGTCAAAACAGATGAAACAATCATCGAGGTCAACCTCAAGACATTGACAAGTAAAGGGAGGGACAAAATGACCATGGACAAAATGACCATGGACAAAATGACCATAGGGGAGGGACAAAATGACCATGGGGGTATGGACAAAATGACCATGGGGGAGGGACAAAATGTCCATCATAACAATATAAACAATATTAATACAATTAATGACAATGAAGAAAACCAGGAGTATGCAAGTAAGCAAGAAGCTCTTGAGCATACTTCATCACAACCTTTTGAGAATTTATCTTATATGGTCGATGAACGAGGCAAGGTTCCTTTCCATATTCTCAGTGCAAAGCATCGAAGACTTGAGATGGAGCGACGTTGGAACAAGGATGACATCTCAAAGCAAGATCACAATGTATTTGCAATCAGAAGAGTCAGAGATACTTTTGAAAAGAAAGAGATCAGAGAAGACTTTGATATTTATGATTCAACTAAACCAGTCAAGAAAGCATGGAGATAATTATGAAAAGACTTGGAGACAGTGAACAATTGAAAGTATTATTACATTCATTTCAAGCAATCCTCGATGATCCAACACGAGTCAAGCCGGAGCCACCAGCTCATTATGATTGGTCAAACTTTGATGCTGATTATTATCATCTTAATGGTTTGATTCGTGCAGGTCGCAATCGTTCACTTGCAATCAATGATCCTGTTTGCAATGTATGTGTTGAGGGGTATGAGTTCGTGAGAGATGGCATTCATCCAAATGCAATCCCTTGTCGTAATTGTGGAAAGCTCAAGAAAGCTCTCAATCGTTTGCTTCGTGCAAAGCTTCCCAACGATGCACTCAATGCTTGTATCTCCTCATATGAGTTTGATAATCCAAATCAACAAGGTGCCTTTTATGAAATCATGAATTGGGATGGTCACACATCTCCTCCCTCATTCATGATGTACGGTAAACCTGGCAACGGCAAAAGCACACTCTTATACATCATTGGAAAACACAAGACAGCTGATGGATTCAGAGTAAAGTATGCTCATCATTACAGAACCTTTGAAGCTGAGAAAAACTCATGGGGACGAAAGACAGGATCAAGTCATCTCGATTATTTCTTGCATGATGTTGACGTGTTGTTGCTCGATGAGTTTGGTGGCCTTGGCGGAGGTGTTAAGAAATACTCTGATTGGTTCAAGAATACGACAATCGAATTCATTGGCTCAATATATGAACGATGGAAAGCTGGCAGGATGGCAGTCATCATCACAACAAACATATTTCCATCAGCACTCAGAGACACTTTGTTTGAAGATAATTATGCAGTGCTCTCAAGACTTCAAGAGATGTTTCAGCATCCCATTGAGCTCACAGGACCCGACAGAAGAAAGCCTCTCAATAAGCATTCAGTATGGGGTAAATGAAGTTGATGCCTCAAACAGAAAAGTAAAACGCGCACTCAAAGTGAAAAGACTGAGACATCAACTCCATTGAATAAAAGATAATTTACTCCATCCCAAGAATAAACACAATCCAAAACTTGAACTTGCTTGATCCCTGAATGATGAATGAACTTAGCACAGGCCAAGCAAGGAGGCACTGAGACAACCATCCAACAATCTTCCAAGCTCACTCCCTTCCTTGCTGCGTTTGCAATTGCATTTTGTTCAGCATGATGGCAACCAACCTCGGTCTTTGTCCCTGACTCGATTGATTGACAGTTCCTCAAACATCGATCATCACTGCCACAGAGTTTTGATTGTGACTTTCGAGGTGGACCATTGAAGCCAGCAGACACAGGATTATTATTCTTATCGATGATGAATGCTCCAACCTTACCACGTGGACAAGGTGACATTGATGCAATGAGCAAGGCGTGTCTCATCCAGTGCTCTCTCCATTTAGGACTCATGATCTTCATCCTGTTCTTGATTTGGGATTGTACAATCATGAAGTTTGTTTCCAAGCTCTGTAAATCCCAAAAGATGAATGATCTCCATGAGGGGGTGAGCAATCAAATTGTGAATAGTCCATTGGAATTTTTTTGGTAATTTATTGATTATAGTTTTCATAAGCAAACCTCTAGGATGAATTTCATATCTTCATCACGTTCAAGAATTGATTGGATGGCCTCAGCATAATAAGTGATCTCAGCTTGTGCATCCTTGGCAAGTCGAAGTCTTAAGAAGTGGATGAGTGCCTGAAGGCTGCAGGTCCAATAGCACTCAGAGAAGGTTGACAATGGAAGTACGAGTCGAGCCTGCTCACGACACACACCCATATCAAGCAATTGATTGTAAATAAAATATTGATGCTGAACACTCCACTTATAAAGATCAGCTGGTTCACTTTGATTGGACAATGGTCCTCCGGATCCTTGCTTCACATTCTCAGCAGTCTCCCTCCACTCGTGAGGTTGATACATCTCATAATCAAACTTGACATATCTTCCACTGATCTCATTCCAACTACAACCAACCTGGTGCTTTTGCCATTGTCTCAAGACGAAGATTGGAGCTTTGATATGGAATGTGAATGTCACATGTCTGAATGGAGACGTGTGCTTGTGACTCCACAAATACTTGATAAGCTTTCGATCTTGTTGCCTCAGTTCACCAGTGTGACGTTTTCCAAATGACACACGAGCAGCGTTGACGACTGACAATGAGTTCCCCATTTGATCGACGAGGTCGACGAACCCAAGACCATTCATTTTGTTTTCTTTCATTAAAGTATCCTTTTAGTGAATAACTTATTTAGTTATTGACTTAATAATTCATAAATGAGATATTAACACAAAGGAGGAAGTATGAAAAGAATATTAACGTTTCAATTGGATGATGATCTCAATTGGTATCTTCGTGATATTGCTCACAAAGAGCGTCTCTCAATCGCTGAAGTATTGAGAAGGATCATTGAGGATCATCGCAACAACAGCAAATCAATCACAACTGAAGAAGAGATCGATGCTCTTGATCAAAGGATTGAAGCTCTCAGGGAGCAACAAAAACAATTAACCTATCAACGAGATTATCTCAAAGACAGAATTGAGGACAAATAATGGGATACAATCATATTCATATCTGTGGCCATCTTGGAAGAGATCCAGAGTTCAAAGAGACTCAAGCCGGCAAGCCAATGATCAGATTCAGTGTTGCAGTCACAAAAGTATACAAAGGAAAAGAGAACACAACCTGGTTCAAGGTTGTTGCATTTGGTGAACTTGCTGAGAGATGTCGACGCTCATTGGTCAAAGGATGCAAGCTGTCAATTCATGGAGAGATGGAGTGCCGTCAATATGATCATAATGGAGAGACACGATCTGACTGGTCTGTGCTTATGAGAAGTGTTGAGTTTCACACAAGACCCGAGGCAAAGAAAAGAACTGAGCACGCAAGAACAATCAGAAAAGATCCTGTCAATCCACAAGTTGAAGTTCATGATCCATGGACTTGGGACAAAACCTTCACTCCTGAGAATGACACTGCAAAGAATGATTGGAAATGGGAGACGAATCCTGCTGACACAACTTCATCAATGCCATGGCGTCAAGAAGATCCAAACAAGTTCAGCAAATAAGAGAGATATGATACAATGGATCCAAAACGATTGACTGAATTTGGAAGGAGAGAGGCCATGTCTCATCAAGATAATGTCACAAATGTCACGCAGTCATCGCACGCACGCGAGAGATACAAATATTCTGAGGATGTTGCGATGGTGATCTGTACATACTTGAGAAAAGGATGCACGATTGAAGCATCTTGTCAAGCTGCCAATATCAACAAGAGAACATATTATCGATGGATGGAAGAGATCCCTGAGTTCAGAGAGTTCGTCAATGCAACCGAGTCGGATGTTGAAGCCAACCTCCTCGAAACAATCACATCATATGGAGATTGGAGAGCGGCAGCCTGGATCCTTGAGAGACGCTATCCTCAACGTTGGGGACAAAAGCGAGAGCTTGATGTCAATGTCACGAAGCAAACTGGTGTCGATGTCGTTGCCGGTATGCTAACCAATATCATTAAACAAGAAAGCACCAATCAGAAAAAGGCAGAAACTGATTGATGCTCACTTGCACATTTAGGATGTCACAGGATCAACTCCTACACAATTGAAATTTGATCCCGTTAAAAAAAGGAAGTAACACAAAATGAAATTACAATCAAATGAAAACGTTGGAAGACCAACTGATAAAGAAGATCTTTATCCATTGATCAAGTATCTGATCGAAGATGAAGGCTTGTCAACTCAAGAAGCTTGTGATGAAGCTGGTATTCATAGATCTACTTTTTATAGATGGTGTAGAGTAAAAGGTGATACTGTCTCAAGAGCAAACAAAGCAAGAAAAAGAACAGCGCCTAGTGCTAAAAAAATACTTGAATATTGGAGATCAGATTCAGCGTCTTGGTATTTGGATAATATGTCTAAATCAGCAGGAATAAAATTTGACTTTCACTTAAAAGTAAATCCTATACATCAACAGTGTTTTGCGTGTAATAGAGTATTTATTAATCATAAATGGGGGGAGAGAAACATATTAGAAAGATCTCATATTGTTCCTCATGCTCTTGGTGGGTCTGATAGTCCTGTAAACTTTGTCTTGCTGTGCAAGCATTGTCATCTTGAGAATCCAAACGTTGATAATGAAATTACATATTTAAGATGGCTGCAATCGCATAAGTCAAGAGTTGAAATTGTCAGTGATGAAATACATTATCTAGCAAAGGGAATGATTGATCGTAATAAATTAAATAAAGCTCTCAGTGTTGCAAGATTAGATGAGATTATTCCCAATGGTGTTGATATTGAAAATTACTCAGTCGAACACCAAGGTGTAAACTTCTCAACAATCATCTCAGTGCTGTGCTCCAAGATTGATGACATACTTGATGAGCATCATGAGATCAGAATAAGAAAAGGATGTTAATATATGATTACTCGTGAAAATTTATTATTAGCAATTGACGAAGATCCAAACAATGAAAATTTATACGTTGAATTATGCACTGTCAATATTAGCTATATAAGATCACGTTATTATGCTTATTTTAAATGTAATTACGATATAGTTGAGCGTTTTGCAGAAGAAAAGCTGGATATGGCTCCTCGAAATAAAAAATTATTAGCTAAAGTATGGGATAATAATCCATACAAAAAAACAACGTGTACATCAGAACTAGAGGGTGAGACACCTGTTTATATTGATGAGCAAGATAATATTACAAATTTAATAGAATATAATATGAATGGAGATCATTGTAATGAGATAATTGATTTTGAAAAAGCAAAAGTATTTCAAAGATTAAATAAAGATAATCTTGATCATTATAGTGTTGAACAAATTTGCCAACATATAAAAAAATATCAAAGAGAGATTGGAATATGCAAATATGTTTATCATGATGATTGGAAGGAAATACATGTCTCTGTTCCTGCAGGAACTATTCCTGATTTTTATGATGATCTTTTTTATGTGAATGTTCGAAATGATCAATTCTGTAGAGGTATTATTATTTCTATATTAGAAGAGATTTATCGTTATCATGATATTGAATTAACAAAAGATTATGTAAAACTTAGATCAACGGCGTACCACTTTGATAATTGACATCAACCCCAATGAGCTCCAAACACAAATTATTAAAGCAATAGGAAGACAGGACAAAGTCATTGCTGCTCGTTGTGGTTGGGGAAGCGGTAAAACTTCAGCTCTCGTCTTTTCCATGTTGCTCGTGTCGAAGATGAGACCAGGTACATCGTCCTTGATGGTGACTGACACAACACCAAGATATAACTCTGTACTGATGCCAGAGATTGAGAAGTGGTTGACTCCTCTTGGATGGACGTACAATCACACCAATAAACTTTGGACAGATACTGAGAACGGGTCAACTGTTTGGTGTCGCTCCTATTATCGACCAGGTACAAGGGAAGCAACCCACAATCCGCTTGAAGGTTTGAATGTGACGAGTGGTGTCTGCATGATCGATGAATGTCAGACTCTCACAAGTGAGGTTGCTCACAAGGCTCTTGGTCGTTTGAGAAGTGGACCAAGTCCAATCATGATCCTTGTTGGGTTGCCGGTTATCGATGCTTGGTGGTGTAAGTTGGCAGAGCAAGCCAATTGTCAACCGTTGTTCTTCTCCTCATATGTCAATCAAGACAACTTGAGTGAAGAGTGGTTTGAGGCAACAAAGCTCCTTCCTCCTGATGAACGTGAGGCGATGGTTATGAATAAGCCAAAGCCACCAAGCGGGTTGGTGTATTCTGAGTTTGATCATGAGAAGCATGTCATCGATGACTTCAAATATGATCCATCCATGACGGGACGGATTGCAATTGACTGGGGATTCAGAAAGCCGTCGGTCTTGGTGATCGTATATGACGAGGTGAGAGAAGCTTCAATCATCATCCATGAATTCAACCCCAAGGAAGTGACCATCGAGCAGCTCAGTCAGATGATCCTTGCTTTTGCTTGGCCTCGTGCCTTGATGGACCTTGCACCATCTTCACGAGTTTGGCTTGACACAGGTGTTGCAGATAAAGCAGGCAAGGCAAGATCAGATCACACTGGTCTCTCTGCTTTTCGCATGATTCGCAAGCATCCTGATGAGGGAGGGATAGGACTCCCAATGAGGTCAACGACGGACCCGGTGAGGATTGATGTGCTCAATGGAGTGCAGAGATTGAAACGAGCTTTCAACTCAGGCAAGTACTTGATCACTCGTGAGGTATGGGAGAAGGGAGAGAGAGCAAGCGGCAACTCAATCAGAAAAGCATTGTTGTCATATGCTTGGGATAACAAGGAGCAACCCAAAAAAGACGGACGTGAGGATCCTCTTGATGCTCTCAGATATGATTGTATCTTCCATCATTGGACAGAGTCAGCACGCAACTATCAACCAAAGAGCAAACCAAATAGAAAGGTGAGAGTTGGCTCATCAAAGAAGGTAGAGTTTTAATGAGAAAGAAAAGAACATCTCCACCAAAAAGAGAACGTATTTTACAATATTGGATCTCTGATGATGCACAAACAAGAACTGAGAAGATGTCTGAAGTCTTTGATAATTACAGAGCTGAATTTCAATATTATCTTTTATGTAATACAGTTACTCATAAAAATAGTACTCGTATATTTTGTTTTGCTTGTTTGCAGGAATATCGTCAATGGGATGAATTGCAAAGATGTCACATTGTTCCTCATGGCCTCAAAGGGTCAAATGATCCTAGTAACTTTGTGTTATTGTGTCCATTGTGCCACAAGAAAAATCCACATTCTATCTATGATGATGTGTTTTTAATGTGGATGGCTTTGATGAATTTGCATAAGAAAAGTATTAGTATTGATTTAACTGATGCTTTATTTTGGTTTAACATAGATCCTAAGAAATACGATCAACTGTATGATCAAGATTTTGAGAAGTGGGAGAAGGTTCTCAGGGATGCTTGTCATGGTTTGGCACATTGGGACTTTCATAATAAAGTGGCGATTGCAGGAGCATATTATAAACAATCAATCAATCATGAAGTATTTGAATCCATCAAACATAAAAGATTTAAAAGGTGTAAATCATGGTCAATGAAATATTAAAATTATATGAGAATGGGTTCATGTTACGTCAAGCTATGCGCTTCACTCAAGACATGGAGAAAGCACGTGACCTGGTTCAAGATACCTTTATCAGAATGATGGACAAGCAAGATCAATACAATCAAGACAATAGCAATCCTCAAGCCTTTGTCACTGTTGTGATGAGACGTATTTATCTCAATAATGTACGTCGTTTAAAGATCACAACTCGGATCATGGATGTGTATGCTCAAAAGTATGGGGTCGCATCAAGTGATGCAACTGATTATGTGTTTTGCAAACAGCTCATAAAGGAAAGCAAGCACAAGGATATTTTGAAACATGTTGCTCTTGGATACACTACCAAAGACATTGCAAAGATTCTTGGCATCAATATGAACACAGCATTCTCAAGAACCAGGTACATGAGAGAAAGCCTTGCACAATTTAAGGATTGAATTATGACACCAGCAAAAAAGAAACTTATCCTTGACTTAGTTCAAAGGATGATCATTGAACCATCAAAAGGATTTCCTCCCCATGAGTTTGAGGAATCGGTCAAGTTGTTTCTTGAGATCGTTCAAGCACTTCTCAATGAAGATAATCAAAAAGATAATTGACAAATAGAGCTATCAAAATGATAATATGACCAAAGTGATATTGATCACCGAGGTTGTTATGCATAGAGATGACGAAGCTCCAAGACACTTACGAGCCAAATACCCACGATTTAAAACATTGGGTATCACAGGGACTCAGTTGTCCGGTGGTACCATCTCAGGCTATGAACAAAACACAAGTCTCACAGGCTTGTCATGGGTTCGAGCAGCTGAGGAGATGTTGAGGACGGACCCGGTTGTCCGTCGCTCTTGGCATATGCTCAGACAAACCTTGCTCTCAGCAACCTGGCGATTTGAGGCAGGCGTTGAGAATGATCCTGTCAGTGAAGAGTTGGCACGATTTGCAAACGAGGCATTTGGCTTCGATGGTTATGCAGGTCAAATGTCAGTCTCGTGGGAGGAGCAACTAGGTTATCTTTTTGAATACGTCACCATTGGGTATCGATACGCAGAAGAGATCTATAAGGTTGGCCTCGATGCCGAGGGACGCACAAAAGTCTTCCTCGATTATTATGCAGACCGAGAGCCAAGTGCTCACAATGAATGGTTGAGCCGAGACGGTCAACATCTCGATGGTGTACTTCAAACCGTCGTTGGTGTTGGCAAGACTCCTCAACCCATACCAGCAAACAAGCTCCTTCTCCTCACACTTAACAGGACGGGTTCTAACTTCGAGGGAGTTGGCATGCTTCGTCCTGTTTGGTGGTGGTGGAGAACAAAGCAACGTGTCTCGAATCTGATGTGTGTCGGTTTGGATCGTTGGGCCGTCCCAACTCCAAAGGTGATCGTTGATAGGTCACAAGCTGAAGCACTCGGTTTGACTGACGGTGACATTGATGCAATGATCAATGATGCCGAGGCACAAGCACAAGCGTTCCTTTCTGCTGAGCAATCCTACCTCGTTGAGAATGGTGCTGTGAAGTTTGATTCATATGCCGCAGCTCCGAATCTTTATGCTCAAGGCCCTCTCGATATTATCAAAGAATGTGACAATCAAATCAGTCAAGCCTTCCTTGCTCAATTCGCAAACCTCGGAATAAGTGACACCGGGTCAAGATCAGTCGGTGAAGTTCATCTCTCTGTTTTCCGTCGTGCTGCTATTAACCTTTGTGATGTCGTGGCTGCTCAAGTGAGTGGACCAGGTCGACGAGGTGGTGGCACAATTGGCAGGTTGATCAGATTCAACTATGGAGCTGTTGAGGCTTCCAAGCTTCCACGATTGACACATGCAGGTCTTGACACTGATGATCTTGCAAACAGTCTCGGCATGCTTGGTCCACTTGTCCAATTTGGACTTTTGACCCCGGATGACGAACTTGAGAGAGCAATCCGTGAAAGACTTGGTGCTGGTGATCTTCCTGAAGATGCACAAAGAACAGCTATCGAGAGAGCTGCCTCATCTTCTCAAAGTGGTGGAAGCGCACTTCTTGCAGAGCAATTGATCAAAGCGAGACGACGCAATGGCTAAGAAGAAAAGAACACAGGCACAAACACCAGCTCCACCAAAAGACAGGATCAAAGGATCAAAAAAGAATCCTGAAGGTTCTGCAAGTGGTACTCGTGGATCAATCAAGATCAGTGACAAGACAGAAAAAGCACTCGTCAATCTTCGCAACAAGCACAATGACAAATACAAGTCACCATCCAAGCGGGTGGATCTTGGAATGTTGAAAGCAGTGTACAGAAGAGGAGCAGGCGCATTCTCAGTCTCTCACCGTCCCAACGTGAGCAGTCGTGAACAATGGGCCTTAGCTCGTGTCAAAGCTTTCCTTAAACTCGTGGGAACAGGTGAGAGAAAGAAAGCATACAACACAGATCTTGACTTGCTTCCCAAAGGCCATCCTCAAAAGAGTGAGGCAAAGAGTGAAGCTGTCGCACTTGCAGTGCCTAAGAAATATTCACACATATCATTCAAACCTCCTCAAGGTGCACAGACAGCAGCCGCAAGAGCACTCAAGAAAAGAGCAGAGAAGCCACCAAGTCAAAGAGGGATGACCTCCGTTGGTTTGGCTCGTGCTCGTGATCTTGCTAATGGTCGTGAACTATCTCCCGAGACAGTGAGACGAATGCTTGCATACTTCACACGCCACGAAGTCGACAAACAAGGCTCAACGTGGGACGAGTATGGCAAAGGCCGTCAAGCTTGGGACGGTTGGGGTGGTGATGCCGGCTTTGCTTTTGCTCGAAAGGTTGTCAAGCAAATGAATGCAGCAGATAACAAAACAACATTGAGAGCGTATGGAGAAGCAATCCAACTCTCTGAATCAAATTCTTATGAAGTACCTGAAGGATTGACCATTGGCAAACCGTTCAAGACGTTGTCACTTGGTCAAGTATCATCTCGCATGAGTGGTGATGCTATCGGCAAAGAGATCGATCAAGATCTTCTTTCTGAGCTCGTCAGAGTATTCAAAGAAAGACGTGAGCATGATCCTGTCATTATTGATTGGCAACATGCAACGTCTCCTTTTCAAGGTGGCACTCCTGCTCCTCCTGAGTCGGGGTCTGCACTTGGAATGATAATCGATCTCGAAATGAGAAACGACGGCCTTTACGCAATCCCTGCTTATAACGAGCGCGGAATGGAGGTTGTCAAGAATGCTGGTGGAGTCCTGTGGTCGTCTCCTGAGTATATCCATGGAGAGATCTTTTCTCGTGATGGTGGTGACAAGGTTGGGGATGCTCAACTACTTGCAATCACTCTCACACCAAGACCAGCACAGTCCCATAACAAAATTGATCGTATCACCTTATCAGAGGAGTCAATGATGGAAGATCAAATCAACGAATTGAAAGTAGCCTTGGAAGCCAAGGATGCAATGGTCAAAGAGCTTGAAGCCAAGATCAGAGAGATGATGGATGATAAAGATTCGTCATTGACTGAAGATGAGAAGATGGCTGAGCACGATGACAAAGAGAAGATGGCTGAACATGATGATGCTGAAGAGAAAAAAGAGCATTATGATGAAGAAAAGCAAAAGATGATGGAAGATGAAGAAGAGAAAAAACAAAAGCTCTCTGAGACTTTCACTCAAGACGTATCATTATTAAATGAGGTCGTTGCTCTTCGCGAGTCAGTCAAAAAGCTTGAAGCTGAAAACAACAAAATCAAATGTGATGAAGCTGTGAGCTCCTTACTTCGTGAAGGTAAGATCTCTCCTGCTGAGCAAGATGTTGCTTCAAAAGCTTGGAACATCAAAGACCTTCAACCAGAGTTTTGGCAAATGTTCTCAGAGCGTCAGTCAAACTCAAGTGTACCTCTTGAGGAGGTTGGTCATGGTGCAAGCGGTCAAGAGATCAGTAAGAAATCACTTGATCAAAAAGTTCGTGCTTTAGCTGAAGAGAAATCAATCAACTACAGTGAGGCACTCAGTTTATTCAGAGAACAACAACCTGACTTTTATCGTCAAGCATTTGGAGGATAACCATGGCTGACACACAAATCATTCAATCATTTATCGCAGCAGGTGCAATCACTGAATTCGCACTTGTCAGCATCGACGGCAATGGCAAAGTTGCAGTCACTACTGCAGCAACTGACGCGGCTTGTGTTGGTGTTGCTCAACGTGCTGCCTCAGCTGGTGAAGCTGTTGACGTTGTCATCCATGGCTTAACTCGTGTTATCGCTGGTGGTGCAATCACTTTCAACACTTCTCCTTTAGTAATGGCAACGACTGCTGGTGCAGTTGCTGCTCATGCGACAAGTGGAAACTATGCAATCGCTCGCGTAATTCCTAACATCAACCAAACAAGTGCCTCAGCAAATGACCAATTACTTGTCGTTTTCACTGGTGCAAACAACTTATTACCATAGGAGTGAATCATGGCTAGTTCTTATAGTGTTATTCATCCAGTAGACGAGATCCTAACGTCCCTTGTGTCTGAGGTTGTACCTTCAGACAGTCAACTCATTGCAAATCAAATCTTTGAAAACGTGAAGATCCCTGAGAGAAGTGGTACATTCCTTTTAGAGAATAGTCGTAACTTCATGGGTGCAGGTGTTGGTCTTGACCTTGAGCGTGCTCCTGGTGCAGGTCGTGCAAACATTGGTTCTTTTGATCGTACTAACTTGACTTTCAAAGCGAAGATCTATTCTGCACAAGATTCGATTGCAATGGAAGATATCATCGACAGTCAATATCCTGGTGGTGAAGAAGCTCGTATCGTTCGCAAAGTACGTCGCGCAATGATGCTTGCAAGAGAACAACGTGCTGCAAACTTAATCTTTGATACAGCTTCATTCTCAAATGATACATGTACAAATGTTATGGGTGGTCAAGTTGACGCTGCAGGCACTGACGCATTGACAGGTCTTGACAAATTGAAAGATCTAGTTTTTGCTGCTGCTCATGGTATCAATCCCGATACTTTGATCTTTGGTCGTGGTGTGTTCCGTTCATTAGCTCGTAACCCTGAAGTTCGCGGTTATGCTGGTGACGTAAGTGGCGCAGGTGCTTTCGCAAGTGGCAACCGCATTCTTACTGAAGAAGCAACAAAAGAAGTTTTACGTAACATTCTTGGCATTCCAAACATCTATGTTGGTGAAGCTCGTCGTGAAACTGCTGTACCTGGTGCGACTTCATCTGAGGCACAAATTTGGAACACTGGGACAATCTTCTGCGGTATCATGAAAGGTGCTGACGCGATTGTACAAAAGAGTGGTAACGTGAAGGGAATGCCTGTTGCAGCTCTTAACTTCGAATTCGGTGGAATGCAAGCAGGTCAATATGACAGCCTTGACGCGACTCGTCGCTATGTATACGCCGAAGAAGTTCAACAGTTCAAAGCGATTGATTCAACTCTTGGATACATCCTTACTGACTGCTTAGCATAGGGTTGACATGTGCGACAATCACGAAGTGACACTTCTTGCCGAGCAAGATGCTGATGAATTAGCAATCAAAGATCTTGAGAATCAACTCAAGAATCAGTCAGGCGATGTCGCACGTATCACCAAAGCAAAGATCAATGAGTTAAAAACTCAGATCAAAGCTGAGAAGACAATGAAATCAGTCCTTGATAAATCAAGAACTCGATTTCTAAAAACACTTGAGACAGCAGTCCAAGCAAGTGACCCATTGACAATCCTTTCTCTACCTAGGGAACAGTTGATTGATTTCATAATTCGAGGTGGATTTGATGTTGCAATCGATGAATTCATCGAGCAAGCAGACCTCATCTCTCAAGCCGTCGAAAGAACAACAAGGATTGTGCAACCTGATCTCGGGTTGACTCCAATTCAACAACAACTTGACATCATGCAGACCTCAGCTGTTGAGACTCTGTTTGATGATGTCATCAT